CGGAGGTTATCTCATGCGGTATATCAAATGGTTTTTTATGATTGTTATTGTAATCATAGCTGCATCTTGCAGCCCTTCCCTAATAACTTTTAGGAAGGAACCCAGTCTGATACACCTGCACAGGATAGCCCTCTTCTCTGATCCAAGTGTTGGCGGTGTTCTGCCGTCGCGTCTCTTTCTACAAGAGCCGCCGCTCCACATTGTGGAGGCTGTGTACCGCAGCTGTCATTTAACATGACAACCGGGTACGTTTCACAGACCCTAAAACTCGATAGAGATACATTGCGTACGTATCTCAGGAGTTGGACGGGTGATGATGGGAAGTACACTACACTCTTTGAGTGGGAGCCTTCTAAGGTTGTTTATCAACGATACATTGATCGGCGGTCAGGAGAAATCCGCACTGCCGAACATATCGTGCCTGGACGGTATAAGAAACACCGTTCAAAGCGTGATTTAGGCTGGCATAATTATACTTTGCTAGCCCGAACCATTGATCAAGCACCTTACTACCCTTGGTGGGATAAGAATCATTCTAGTCCCTCCTATTGGTATTCCATCACTGAACCACTTCCGTTCACCAGCAATGACCTCCTTCGTTTAGAAGGTGACATTGCTGACGCGGCTGCCGGTCATAGTTTTAATATGGCCGTCGCTAATGCCCAGGATCATCTCACTGTTGAGATGGTCGCGGGTACTGTGCGTAGGTTCACAAAGTCCATTCGTTATCTTCGCCATGGCGATATACCGAGTGCTGTGCGTGCTTTAGCAGCGTCACCTCGCGGTGACCATGCTAAGAGACGACCACCCCCGCTGACAACGAAAGACGTTAGCGACATGTGGTTGGAATTACGTTATGGCTGGGAGCCGCTTCTGAGCGATGTTCATGAATCTATGTCTGCTTACGCAGCCGTATATGAAAAACCTCGCTCTATGCAGTTCCGCGTTAAGCTTCGCAAGAGTCTAACCCGAGACGACTGGCTTATACCAACGTATAATATAGCCGATCGACGGAAATACTCGAACTTAGCCACCATAATCTGTGAGTTGACAGAAACTCTGTCGACCCCCAGAGCGCTTGGTCTTTATGACCCTGCGTCCGTAATTTGGGAGATCACTCCTTTCTCGTTCGTCGCTGATTGGTTCGTGCCTATTGGCACTTACCTTCACGCCTTGAATACGATCCCCTTCTTGGAGGGTCGTTTTCTCAAGACAGTGCGACGACGCGTTAAGAGTGAGACTTTTTATGCCGTAGGTGCTTATTCTGGTGCGCGTTGTAATTTTACTTACACGCGCATGGAACGAGCCATCCTATACTCCCTGCCTGTTCCCCGTCCTCAGTTTAAGCCTATAAAGAATGCTTTATCTTTAAGGCACCTTGAGAACGGACTGGCATTGCTCCGGTCGGTATTGCTTTAGCTCTAAGCTGAGCAAACACTCTCGGATTTCCCGGGATTGTTAACTAAACTTGTTGCAATCGCAACAGAAAGGAGCCCCACATGGGCGCAATGACGAATCTTCTCGTCAAAGACGACACCGTCACCACTCGTACCGAGTTTACACTTCTGCCAATCGCTGACTCTCCAAACGCTGTTTGGAGGGCAAACGTGGCAGACGTTCCACTCGACGCTCAGATCACGGCGGAGTTAAGTACTACTCCACTGAAGTCTGGCGACACGAAGATGACGTTGAAGCTGGAAGTCCCTATTCTGGAGACTCTCGGCACCGCCGGCACAAGCGCAGGTTACGTAGCGCCTCAGAAAGTTGCGTATAAGATGACATCGTTTTGTACGATGATTGTCCCAAAACGCAGCACTTCTCAGAACCGCTCCGACGCCCTCGCGCTTATGGTCGGCTTGCTTCAAGGTGCGAGTAGCACTACAGCCACTGGTACACTTGACCAAGCTTCCGCTGGTCAGGCATTCCATGACTCTACTGCTCCCATCACTGAAGCGTTCGTGAAGGTTATCAAGCCGAATTAGTCCGGCTCCATGCCCGCTTAAAACGCGGGGTTGAATACCCATAAAAGGAGTATTACCATGAATTTTTTAGATAAACACACGAAAGCCCAGAGTCTTTCCATACTCCGGGATATCGCCAGTCTGTGCTGTGACCTTGGTGGTCCTCAATCTAAGGCAATTTATCGCTTTGTTGAGGAGCAAAACTACCAAGGCCTACTGGATGCACGTATCGATTATTCTGATACTGCGAGTGTTCCCGACGTGATCTACGCGAGACAGATCCAGGCTTTGTACTCAAAGTACGAGCCTTTGGAGCTTCCCGGTGTAGACCGTGCAGAGAACACTATCCAGACCTTTGCACAAGCCGAATCGAAGTGTCGTGAGACGAATTGTACATTCATGTATATCGATAGGAAGCCAAATTATTTGGACTCTTCCACGCACGCCATTCTTCATGGCGCTGCGCGAAAAATATCGAGGATACTTGGTACAGTTCCGCCGCTCGACCGTTTCAAACCTTCGTTCGGCCCTGGCGCTAACACCAGCGTAAATGCTATGAGGGCGAATCCCCGTTTTAAATTGGGATCTGTCCTCGAGTGTAGTCACCAGCTGATGCCTACCATATCGGAGCACTTAAGCAATGTGCCCGCATGGACCGCTCTACACGCTACCAGTGAATCTGACGATTCCTGGATCGTGCCTGTACGGAGGTCCTATGGTAAGCTGCAGCTTGTGCCTAAGAACGCCAAGATGATGAGAACGATTGTTATAGAACCACTGCTCAATGGATTTCTCCAAAAGGGTGTCGGTTCTTATATTCGCAATCGTCTTCTTCGCGTTGCGTCGATTGATCTTCGTGATCAGAGTCGTAATCAGTCGTTGGCTGCCGTTGGCAGCTTGGATGACAGTCTTGCAACCATAGACTTATCATCCGCTAGCGACACGATTGCAACTGAACTCGTCAGGCATTTACTTCCGCCTGATTGGTTTGATCTCTTAGATAGTTTGAGGACTCGAGACGTAAAGATCCCTGATGAGTACGCCCATAATTTATGGTCGCACCTCACCTGGGATCCTGTGCCTCCTTACCCTTTTTCAGATGACTCCTCTATTTATCGAATGGAGAAGTTCTCTGGTATGGGGTGTGCGTTCACGTTCGAGCTTGAGAGCTTAATCTTTTATGCTCTCGCTCATTCCGTTGTGCGCAGCCTTCACTTATCGACGCGGGACGTCAGCGTGTACGGAGATGATATAATCATCCCTGCAGCCGCATATAGCAAACTCGAGGCTGTTCTCACTGTTTGTGGCTTCTCTGTTAATTCAGATAAAAGCTTCCGCAGTGGGAACTTCCGCGAGTCTTGCGGTGCTGATTTCTTCTCAGGACACAACGTCCGGCCTTTTTACCAGAAAGATTTGGTATCAGGCCAGACCCTCTTTACCATGCATAACTTCTTTATACGCAACGGTGAGTATGAACTCGCCGCGCGTGTCCGGTCGATATGCGATCCGTCTTATATCATCTACGGTCCCGACGGGTTCGGTGATGGCCATTTGATTGGTTCTCATGAACTTCGTCGTAATCGAAAAATGAAGCGAGACGGGTGGGAAGGAGGTTACTTTGACACTTACGTTCTCAGGCAAGCACGGGATTTCCGTGTCTCACCAGGGGACGCTGTACTTCCCGTCTATAGCGTGTATACGCGCAGCGGGGAGTGTTCCCCTACTGACCCTGACGTTGTCAGGGGCTCTAGGGGTTATGCCAAAGTAAGTGTCTACACTCTCGGCTATAGTATCTTTAGCCGTTAATCTAGGACGTCTTTTCTGTCCTTGCCCGAAAGGGACGCCAATCGAAAGATTGGCGTGAGG